TATTATCAGCAATTTATTTAGCTGAACATTTAGAATCATTTTGCGGTGATTTAAAAGCAAATAGAGAAGACAAACATTTAGTACATTTTGACACCGAACAAGGGAACTTTCACGCTGCAATGGTATTTAAAAGACCAATTGATATGACTGGAATTAAATCAGACAAATATCATACACTTGCTTTAAGACAATTATCATTTAAAGAAAGAATTGATTTTATAGAATACTATCTTTACGACAAATTAGAAGGTAAAAATATTGGATTAGTAATTATTGATGGAATAGCAGATTTATGTTCTGATGTAAACAATATAGAAGAATCAAATAATGTAGTTCAAAAGTTAATGAAATGGACAAAAGAATTAAACTGTCACATTATAACTGTAATACATAGCAATTTTGGTTCAGATAAGCCTACAGGTCATTTAGGTAGTTTTTTAGAAAAGAAAACAGAAACACAAATACAATTAGAGTTAAACACAGTAAATAAAGGATTAGTAACAGTAAGTTGTAAACGTTCAAGAAACGCATCATTTGAAAACTTTAGCTTTAAAGTTAATAGTTTTGGATTGCCACAAGTTGAAGGAGCATTTTATGACCCATTAAAAGACATATTTTAATTATGAAAGAATTAGAAAAATACAATAGAAAAGCAGTTTTTTGTTCATTAAAAGATTATGATTTTTCAGCAAAAGAACATAGTTATATAGAAATAACAGAATGGTATAATGGTGAAGGAATAGATATAAATGCTTATAATTATAGCGATAGAACTATATCTTTAAGTTATGGAGAATTTGATTTAGTAAAAAAATTAATTAAAAAACTAAATAATGCAAACAACGATTAAAAATCACATAAACGATTTACATACTTCAGCTACAAGAATGTTAGTATTAAATTCAGATAACAAAATGTTAATAAGTTATTTTAAAGACTTAAACGAAAAGTTGTTATATTTGAAACAATTAGTTGATATGGATTCAAAATATAATTGGATTGAAATAGAAAATTTAATGTTAAAGTTAAAAGAAATAGATACAGAATTAACGCATATTAATATTGAAGTACAAATAGCAGAAGTAACAACAGAAAAGAAATCAGCATATATAAAAAAATAACATTATGATAGTATTATTAGTATTAGTTTTAGCAGTAGTTTTTATAGTAATGAATTTTGTTGATTGTGATATATTAATTACACCAATTAAAGGTATTATGTTCGGTGCTTTATATAACGATGATGTTTACGATACAGAAACAGACCATACAATTCAAATACTAATATTATTTATATCTTTTAATTTCCTATGGACGACTACAAATGGTTAGAACAGGTGGCGAAGCATCACAAAGAATGGGTAGAAGTTATTCATAAACTTGGCGAGTACGATTATGCAGAAGATATTGTCCAAGAAAGTTACATTGCTTTAATGAAATATGCTGATGCTACAAAGTTAATTGATGTTAATGGCAATGTTCGTAAAGGATATATGTTTTTCACGCTTAGAAGCCTTTATTATCAGTTTTACAACAAAAAGAAAAAGATTAATAAAGTATCTTTTGATGGATGTTGGGAATTATTTGATGATTCAAACGTAGAAGAACATAAAGCGTATAATGATATATGTTTAATGATTGACGAAGAAATAGATAACTGGCATTGGTATGACCGCAAACTGTTTAAGTTGTATAGAGATACAGATATGAGTATGCGTGATATTGCAAAAGAAACAAATATCAGTTTAATATCAATTTTTCATAGTATTAAGAATTACAAAGAAATATTAAATACTAAGTTCCAAAAAGATTATCAGGATTATATTACTAACGATTATAACACATTATATTAAAATGGCTAAAAGAAAAGCAAAAGGATTAGGTGATACAATAGAAGCTATCACAGAAGCAACAGGGATTAAAGCGGTAGTTGAAACATTTAGTAAAGCAACTGGAATAGATTGTGGATGCGACAAACGTAAAGAAACATTAAACAAATTATTTCCATACAATAGAAATATTAATTGTTTAACTGAATCAGATTATAATTTATTAACGGGATTTTTAGACCCTTTAAAAAACACATTAACACCGACAGAACAATTAGCAGTTTCAGATATTTATTTCAATGTATTTAATTATCGTTTACAGTTAAGTTCTTGTGGTTCTTGTTGGAAAGGTAAAATAGAAGAACTAAGAAAAGTTTATAACGAATATAAATTAAATGATTAATTGGAAAGAATCTGATTTATTTAATTGGTTAAAAGAAAATGTATATCCTGATTTAGTTAAAGCTAAAAATCAAATGTCAAGGTGGGATTGTTACAGTCCCATCACAGGGCATAGATTAGAATTAAAGTGTAGAAAAACACATTATGGTACTTTACTACTTGAGAAAAAGAAGTACGATGCAATGAAGCAAGAATGTGAAAAGCATTTAGATACACCAATGTATTTTAATTCAACTCCAAAAGGTATTTATAGTTTTAATTTAAACATTATTATCCCTGAATGGGAAACTAATTTTAAGAATCCAGCAACAACACATTTTTATAATACTAATAAAGTAGAAAAAGAAGTAGCATATTTAGAAATAACAAAAGCAAAACAATGGAAACAAACATAATACAACAAGAATATCTTAAATCAGTTTTATTAAGTCAATTATTACTTGAATCAAATGAAGCCTTATTTTTTACAACACAATATAAGCAGCAGATTAAACACAAAATAAATAGTTTAAATAAAGACTTAGAAGAAACAGTAAGAAAAGAATATAGTATCATTTACAATACAGACCCTGAAACAACTACAAACATTTTAAATAGTATTGAATCAATAGTAAATAAACTACAAACAAGTTCAATAGATGAATTAGTATTTATTAATGCAGTAATTGATAAGTATAAAGAAAACAAAGAATGGTTTAAAACGTATGGTGAAACTGAGTTTTTAAAACTTGACTGATGGCAAAAAAACAAATAGAAAAATATATTCCAACAGATGAAGAATTACAATGTAGTTACATTTGTCATAAGAATGATTTAGCTTATGTTATACAGCCAATATTAAATTCAAAGAAGTATAAAGTAGTTAAGTTTCAAATATCAAATATATTACAGGTACACACTTTAAAAGATAACATACAAGATTTAGAATTTACAGAATACGATGCACTAAAAAAAACAATGGAACTTTACAAACAACACTCAAAAAGATTTAACAAATGAAATTTATATTAATATTATTAGGATATGAATTTATAAGACCTAAATTAATATGGTTATGGTATTATTTAATAAAACAAGCAAACAAATGAAAGATACAATAGTAGAATCAGTTATAGAACAATTTAAACAACGTTCTGAAGTAGGAATAAAGAAATACAATACAACATTAGATAGAACAGATTTAAGTACGTTAGAATGGATGATTCACTTCAGAGAAGAACTACAAGATGGATTACTATATTTAGAAAGAATAATACAAAATACAAAGAAACAAAATGACAAAGAGTAAACAATCACCACTACAAAGAATAAATAGAATAATAGACTTCAACTGGAAACGTGGTAACAACAAAGAATCAGTTAATGAAGTGTATCGGAAAATAATTAATCAAAAGCTATCTAAACGGTAGCTTTTTTTTATTTAGTTAATTTTTTGTTAAAATGTATTTTATGTTAAAAAGTTGTTTATATTTGTACTCAGATAACAACAAATAAAAAATAGAAAATATGAACAAAGTAATTAAAATAAAAGGAACTTTTGTAAATGGATTTACAAAAAGAGATAATAATTCATCTTATGTAATGGTTAATTCATTAGGGCAATATGGATACTTACCAAATGAAAACACTCCTTATATGCCAGTAGGTGGAAAACAAACTTTGTTGAGTGTTGAATCTATTTTAATCTTTAAATAATATGGAAACTTCAGTAGATACTTTTTTTAGAAAAACTATTTTAGAATGTACATTTGATACTAATAGAAATATTTATGATAATTGTAAAATAAAAGAAAAAATAGAATTTAAAACGTTTTTTGATTTAGGAATTAAAGCGATAAATGAAAATAAAAAAAATGATTTTGAATATTATTATAATGAATATTTAAATAAATAAAATTATGGAAAATTACGCAATTCAAGTTTTAGAAAGAGAAATATATTTAATAGAAAAATGTTTATCTGAATGGGAATTAATGCAATATAGAGAAGCAAGAATAGAAAGAATAAAAAGATTAGATGAATTAAAACAAGCAGTAAGAGAATTAAAACACTAAAACAAATATTATGAAAATAAGAATTACAGTTAATTACTTTGGGAAACAAGCAGAAGTATTAGAATTTAATAAAACACACGTTCTAATTAAATTTGAAAATGGAAATAAATTATGTACAACAAAAACAGCATTTAATAGATAACAATTTAAAACAAACATTATGACAAAGCAAGAAATTATTGAAACATTAAGTAACTGCATTGAATTATCTAACTTATCAGAAAACGTTTATATGAGAAATAGACTAACTGAAGTTGCAGAAGCATTAATAGTAGAATGGAACGAATCAGATGCTTATGATGAAGTAGTTAAACAGGTTCTTAATTACGATGAAACAATGAATAATTTAAACAATATAAGAATAAGATAATGAACGAACAAGCATTAATAAAAATACAATCTAAAGTAATGGGATTAGATAGAGAATTACATAAATTAATAAATGAATTAATAAATGGACAAAGTCTTTTAAGTGACGAACATTTAACTATTATGATTAACAGTACAGAACGTGAATTAAATGTTTATAATCATATTTTAAAGTTATTAATCTATAATCAAAACGTAAACTAATGGTAGTATTATTTGATGCAGATAGTTTGATATTTTCAAGCTGCTTAAAAAGAAAAGAAAATGACAGTGATGAAAAATTCTATTTTAATATAGAAGAATCAGTACATAAGTTTGAAGAGGGGTTTTGGAGTATTATAAATTATTTAGAAGATATTTATGAAATTGAAAAAGTATTAGTTTTTTCAGGTTCTAAAGGTAATTTTAGAAAATATATATCACCAAAATATAAAGCAAATAGATTGGTAATAGATTTACCACCATTGTTAAATGAAATGCATAGATTTGTAAAAGAACAATATAATTCTATTTGGGGTTATGGATGTGAAACAGATGATATTGTAGCTAAATACTGGTATGAATTATCTAATACAATAGGTAGGGACAATGTAATAATAGTTTCAATAGATAAAGACTATAAACAGTTTCCTTGTTTAATGTATAATTATCACGCAAAGCATAAAGTAATTTATGATATATCTGAAGAAGAAGCAATGTATAATTTTTATGAGCAAATGATAATAGGTGATACTGCTGACAATGTAAACTACTGTAAAGGATATGGTAAAAAGTATGCAGAAAAGTATTTAGTAGATTGCAAAAGTAAATATGAATACACTAAAAAGATATATCAACTTTTTAAAGAAATACACAAAGGAAAAGCAAAGCAAAGATATATTGAATGTTGGAACTTATTAAAGTTAAAAACTTGTTAATTATTTGTATATATTAAAAATAAATAGTAAATTTACATAATATTAATTAAAAACAAAAAACAAATGAATATTTTAGAAGAAGCAAACAAGATTATTAATTTACGTTCAGAAGAAAAAGAACGTGTGTATGGCCCATTTGATGAATCAATGCAAAAAGCGGCCACTGTTGCATCTATATTATGCAATAAAAAAATAACTAAAGAAGATTTTTATAAATGTATGATAGCATTAAAAATAAGTAGAATGGCTTATAATATAAAAGAAGATACAATGCTTGATTGCGTTGGGTATATAGCAGCATTAAACAATTCAAACAATAATAAAAATGAGTAAATTTGAAAAAGATTATAAAAAAATACTAAATGAATGTTTAAATAAAGGTATAAAAAGAAATGATAGAACTAAAATAGGAAGTTATTCGATTTTTAATAAAAGTTTAAGCATAAATATATCTAAAAAGTTTCCAATATTAACAGGCAAAAAAATATATCCTAAAGTTTTTAATACTGAATTTGAATGGTTTATTAATGGGGAAACTAATATTAAAAGATTCCAAGATAATAATATAAAAATCTGGGATGCTTGGGCAGATACTAATGGTAATTTGGGACCTGTTTACGGCTACCAAATGATAAATTTTAATGATAGTAATATAAACCAATTAGAAAATGTTATTGATTCATTAAACAATAATAAAGATAGTAGAAGACATATAATATCTTTATGGAATCCAATACAAACAAATCAAATGGCATTGCCTCCTTGTTATTTATATTTTCAGTTTTTTGTCAATAAAGATAAACTTAATATGTTTGTTGTACAAAGGTCTGGTGATTTATTTCTTGGAATACCATACGATATAGCTTTATTTTCTAAAATATTATTGTATATAAGTGAGCAAACAAATTTAAAAGCAAATATTATAGATTTACAAATTGTAGATGCTCATATTTATAAGAACCAAATAAATTCTGTTATAGAATATTTAAAGCAACCAGTTAATAAATTACCTAAATATAAATATAATAATAAACAATTAGTTATAGAACAATATATTAGTGGGCCAGTAATAACTTGCGAAGTAGCTATATAATGTATTACATATATCATATTAAAGGAATTAAAGTAGGATGCACAAATGATTTAAAAAGACGAGTTGAACAAATACAAGGATATAAAGAATACGATATACTTGCATCAACGGATAAAATAAGTCACGCGTCTAAATTAGAAATACATTTTCAAAAGATTTACAATTATAAACAAGATAAAAATTCATATTTACAACTAATGATTAACAAAAACAAAAAGATTATGACAAAAATGATTCACGTTACAGAAAGAACATTAACTTTTAAATGTACAGAAGACCAAAAATTAACAGGATATAAATTTCCTATGTTAGTTGAACTATTAAATGGTGAACATATAGAGTTTGATAACAAAACAATTAATTGGATTTTACAAAACAATGCAAGTTCTCAACATAACAAAGAAAGATTTATATATGTAGAAGCTTTATTAAATTATTTAAATGCTGGTAAAACAACTGAATTAGAAATATTTACTAATATTAGAACTTGGGCAGAAAAAAAAGGAATATTTGAAAAAGGAGATGTAAAGACTCAATATATAAAACTACAAGAAGAGGCCGGAGAATTAGCAAAAGCTTTATTAAATAATGATAAAGAAGAAATAATAGACGCTATTGGAGATTGTGTGGTTGTTTTAACTAACTTATCTAAATTAGCAGGATATAATATTGAAGATTGTATATTAAGTGCATATAGTATTATAAACAAAAGAACAGGTAAAATGATTGACGGAACATTTGTAAAAGATAAATAAAATGGAAATAACAGAAAGATTAAAAGAAATAATACTACAAGAAACAGGCGAAGATATAAACATAAAAACAAGAAAGAAAAACACAGTTGAAATAAGAAGTTTATATTGCAATATATTAAAACAATTAAAGCCACATAAAACATTACAATCAATAGGAGAAACATTAGACTTAGACCACGCTACAATCATACACGCATTAAGAATGTATGAAGTATACAGTAAAGACAATAAAGACTTAAAAGCAATTAAAGATACTATTTTAAGTCACTTTATAAAGGTAGACAAACAAATAGAAGAACTAACAGAAACAGAAGCACTTAAACAACAAATAAATATATTAAGATTTAATAACAACGAATTAAACAAAGAATATAAAAACGAATTAAAGAAACAAGAACAAATAAAAAGATATGACTTTGAAATAATAGAAAACTTAAATAACCTTTTAGAAGAAACAAACGGAACAATGCAATATGAAATAATAAACGATAGATTAAAAGCATTTTACACGATGAATAAAAACATAAGACTATGAGAAAAGAAACAGAAACATTTATAACTGCAGTAATAGTAGCATTTATAATAATAGTAACAATAATGAGTTTAATAACATCAATAATAATACTATGACAACAAAAGAACAAGCAGAAAACTATATGAAACTTAAAGCAGGTTACATATCAGCAAAAGAAAGAGCACAAATACTATATGACAAATATACAATAGAATACAATAGAGCATTAGTATCAGGTGATATGCAACAAACAGAACACTGGAAAGAAGTAGCAAAAGAATTAAGTAAACTATATAAAAACAAATAAGATGCCGGATATAACAATGTGTAGTGGTAATAATTGCGAACTAAGTTCAACTTGTTACAGATATAAAGCAGAACCAAGTAAGTA